AAAATTAAAAAGTTACAAAAAATAATAGATCCTGCTAGATTAATTCCATTTTTAAAAAATGTGATAGAGAGTTTAAAAAAAGTGCAATCTATATGTAATGTATTTAAAACATTTATATCTTTTGGACAAAGAATAACAAACTCATCTTTAATTATTCTTAAGTTTTTAAAGTGGAAAATATTGCCTTTTCTTAAAGCATTACCAATACCTAACGTATATACGACTACTGGAGTTACTACAACTTTTGCTGATGTTTTACAAAAAATAGAAAATTCTATAGACTATTTAACTAAAAGACTAGCTCAAATAACTACGTTACTCTCTTTATGCTTAGCGTTAGTTTCCCAAATAATCATTATTCTTTATGATCTTATCAAAAACATAAACTTAATACTATCTGGATTAGAATCATGTAATAATGTCGATCCTCAAATAATAAAGGATTTAAAGGATGTAAGAGACGATCTACAGAGTACAGCAGTATATTTCGAAAAATTTGTAACTAATTACGAAAATAACAAAAAAACAACAGATTCAACTTTTGGAGATTATACAATTCAGATAGTTTCAGAAGAAGTAACTGATGACGCTATCAAGATACGTCGTAGATACGGAGTAGCTCTTGGTAAAAACGGATCGATAGTCGCAAATTCTACCCCAACTTTTGCTTCTGATAATACTATAATCATAAACGAAGTAAAAGTTAAACTTGTGTCTATGGGACTTGTTACCTCAGGATTTTCTGCAATGGATATAGGTGATATGACCATAATATTAGAGTCGGTAAACTACCTAGAAGGAAACGATATAACATTTGGAGATATAGACACTAACAATTATAGCTCTGGACTGGACAGCGGATTAAACGAGAACGAAAATGATGGACTAGGATTGAATGCGTTTATGAATAAACTACAAGGCGGAAAGAAGTTGAGAGAGAGAATGAGAAAAATGATGAAGAAAAACGTAGATCAGCTTCAAAAAGATAGTGCAGAGAGTAAATCTCCAATAAAAGTTAACGTGTCGGGTCTTACCAAAGTAGCAGGAGACGAAGAAAAAGAAAGCAAAATCAATAAACTAGCAGACGAAAAAAATGACTTGCTTAAAACTTTGGCAATAACTAAGAGTCAGAATCAGAAGGCCGTAATAAATTTAAAAATAAAATCAATAGATTCTCAAATAGAAAAATTGAAAAACGGATAAAATAATATTTATACTATATGGAAAAGAAGAGCGCAAATGAAATCATAAGGCAAATCATACGGGAAGAGATTACCCGAGCCTTAAGAACAGAACTTCCTAAGATCATTAGCGAATCTGTTAAACCAGAATTAACACAGACAAAAAAAACTAATCAACCTCCTTTGACTTTGAATTCTTCCCCTATGGTAAGATACGAGGATGTTAAGTTTAAAAAATCTAGCAATCCACTTACGAATCTTCTTAACGAAACTGCGATGAGTATGCAACAAGACGATTCATCTATGCACTTTAGCACAGATAATGTCGGACCTGGAATGCATCCAGCAATGGCGTTTCAACCAAAAGAAGCGTCTGTAGGAACAGTAAATGATATGTTAGCGACAGCTAAACCTAGTAGCAATATAGATGCGGTTCAGATTAACGCTGTACCAGATTTCTCTGCTATTATGGATAAAATGGGAATTTAATAGTGGCATACAATCTTAGAAAAATATCGCCTATCGATTTAAAACCTTCTACAGGAGTAGGAGTTAAGTTGCCATTTATGGCTGAAAACGTATTTACTACGGTGTATACCACTAAAGAACAACTTAAATACAATATTATAAACTACATGCTTACTGATTTAGGAGAGAGACCGATGAATCCTAATTTTGGTATGGGTTTAAGATCAAGACTTTTTGAATCTATCACTCAAGATACACTAGAAGACATGAAGCAATCGATTCAATCTCAAATTGAATATATGTTTCCTAATGTACAAATAACTAAATTAGATTTAATAGGAAGTCCCGATATCGGCACAATAAACATACAATTTAGTTACACAATAAAGAGTTCTAAAGAGACAGACGGAATTTTACTAAAGATACAAAACATATAAGATGCCAAATAGCGTAGATATAAAATATCTAAATAAAGACTTTACAACTTTTAAAAATGAGTTGATAGAGTACGCAAAATCGTACTACCCAACAGTATATAACGACTTTAGTCAAGCCTCACCAGGAAGCATGTTCATAGAAATGGCATCTTATGTTGGTGATGTGCTTTCTTTCTATTTAGACAATCAATTACAAGAAACTTTCCTACAATATGCTAAGCAGAAAAACAATCTGTATACTATGGCATACATGTTTGGATATAGACCAAAAGTAACTTCTGCTGCAATCGCTAATTTAGATGTTTACATGCAAGTTGGAGTGGTTGGACCAGCTGGAAATAAAACTCCTGATTGGACTAACGCGATAACTATCCAACCAGGAATGCAAGTAAAATCTAACACCAATAATAACGTTAGCTTTTATGTTCCCAATAAAGTAGATTTTACGGTGTCTTCTTCTTTAGATCCAACAGACGTATCAGTGTATCTTACAGATATTTCTGGAAATCCTACGAAGTTCTTGTTAAAAAAATCAACTCAAGCTTTATCAGGCCAAGTTAAAACTACTACTTCAACTTTTGGAGCGGCTAAGAGGTATTCAACAATAAACATACAGGACTCCAACATCATATCAGTTTTAAAAGTAATAGATTCTAACAGTAATATTTGGTACGAAGTTCCTTACTTGGCTCAAGATTATATCTTGAATCCTGTAGAAAACACAGCATTGAACTATCCTTCTTTGTATCAATACGCGAATCAAGTTCCTTACATGTTACAGAAGGTTAATGTGCCTAGAAGATTCACTACGAGGTTTAAGACCGATAATAGTATGTTATTAGAGTTTGGACCTGGCATAAATTCTGTAGCAGATTCAGCGGTAATACCTAATCCAAATTCGGTAGGCGTAGGAATTACAACAGGATTAACTCTGTTAAATACAGCTTTTGACCCTTCTAACTTTGTAACCACTCAGACTTATGGATTGGCTCCTCAAAATACTACGCTAACTATATCCTATTTAGCTGGTGGAGGATCGGAATATAACGTACTATCTAATCAACTTACAATACCAACATCAGTAAGTGCCGGATCTGGGGATACTAGTACGGTAGTTACAAACAATCCTGATCCTGCATCAGGAGGAGGCGACGGTGACACTGTAGAAGAATTAAGGCAAAACATACAAGCCGAATTCTCAAGTCAACTTAGAGCTGTTACGCAAGAGGATTATCTTGCTAGAACTTTAAGTATGAGTCCTAAATTTGGTAAAGTAGCTAAAGCTTATGTAACCAAAGACGATGCTACGTTTAAAAACTATATGCAAGATAATGCATCAGAAAGGGATCAGATCCTCGTTAGCATGTATGTGTTAGGACTTGATAGCAATGGAAATCTTGCTCAACCGTCTTCTGCTTTAGTGCAAAACTTAGAGACTTATCTATCTGAGTATAGAATGATGACAGACGCAATTAATATAAAATCAGCTTACGTTATTAATATTGGTTGTAACTTTGATATCACAGTTCGTCCAAACTTTACAGGACAAGACGTTGTTGCTAGATGTCTAATTCAATTACAAGATTTCTTTAATGTAGATAACTGGCAAATAAACGAACCTATCATACTTTCTGACATTTACACGCTACTTGATCAAGTTAATGGAGTTCAAACGGTTAAAAAAGTAGAAATAGTAAATAAGAGCGGAGTTTCCGATGGATACTCAGAATACTCTTACGATGTACCTGGAGCTATATTAAACGGAGTAGTTTACCCTAGTTTAGATCCATCTATATTTGAAGTGAAATATCCAAAATCAGATATTCAAGGTCGTGTAGTAACAATGTAATAAAACAAAAATGGCAGTATACAAAATATTTCCTTCGGCAGATGCAACAATGTATTCTAAATTTCCTGCACAAAACACAGGATTAGACGAAATACTTGAAGTCGCAGCAAAGAATAGCAACGATCCACAAAATTCATTAGTAGCAGGCATATCTAGTAGTATACTATACGATGACATACGAAGAAGTTTAATAAGGTTTAGCGACGAAGATTTAGATAAGATAAAGCTTTTTTCTACTGGATCTTGGAAAGCTGGACTTAAACTGTATTTGGCTGATGCTGATAACTTAAGCACTACTTACAGTTTAGAAGTGCGACAAGTCTCTCAATCTTGGGACATGGGAACAGGTAAATTTGCTGACGCTCCTGAAACAAGAAACGGTGTTTGTTGGTACAGTACATCTTCTTACTCGTCTAATACTACTTCTTGGGCTACTAATGCTAGCGAGTATTTTATGACTCCTGGTGGTGGTTCTTGGACCGGTTCTTATTATGGATCTCAATCTTTCGATTACAAGTCTAGCAAAGATCTTAACGTAGACGTAACTTCTATTGTTGATTCATGGTTTAGTGGATCAAATAACGATGGATTCATAGTTAAACTACCTACAAACATAGAAAGTAGCAGTGCTAACTATATAGGACTTAGCTTTTTTAGCGTAGATACTCACACAATTTATCCTCCTACTTTAGAAATGAAATGGGACGATAGCGTATACACAGGAAGTTTACCTGCTATAGATAATTCAGATTTTGTAATATCGATAGGAAACAATCTTGGAATATATCTAAACAAGACCGAATTGGTAAAATTTAGAGTTAACGCAAGAGACAAGTATCCAGCTAGAGTATTCACTACTTCTTCCATATACACGGTAAACAAAAGACTTCCACAAACAAGCTATTGGGCTTTACAGGACGTAAAAACTACCGATATGATAGTAGATTTTGATCGTGATTTTACTAAGATAAGTAGTGATTCTAACGGAAGTTATTTTGGAATATATATGAACGGATTAGAACCTGAAAGATACTATAAAGTTCTAATAAAGACAGATCTTCCTACAGGAGAATCTTTAGATATTGATAATGATTGCATATTTAAAATAACTAGATAATGTCTAATGAAGTAACGCTAGTAAAAAAGATATACCAAACAGCGACTTATGAGAACGCG